GACCAGTGGTACGTCTCGGTCCAGGTGGACGTAGGTGAGATCCGCAAAGAGCGCACCGGAGACGCCACGATCGGCGTGGACCTCGGCATCAAGGCGTCCGCCACATTGTCCACGAATGCCAGCCTTGACGAATTTTGTTCCGCTCTGTTACTATCCCGCCCATGTCCGACGACCGACTCAATCTCGAAAAAATCGAACACGCCGCTCGCGTCGCGCGCCTCCTCACGATGTTGGAGGAGGGCAAGACCGACGCGCAGGCAATGGAAGAACTGAAGCTCAAACCGGAACCCTACCGACAACTGAAGCGCGACGCTCTGAAAGCGGAGGCATCCAACCTCCGCGGCCGGACCACCGAAGAGGTGTTCGCCGAGTACGTTCTCCGCCAGGCCGGATGCATCCGCGACCTCTCGCTGATGACGAGGAAGTTCGATCAGAAGAAGCACTACTCCGCGCTGGTCGCGTCGGTCAAAGCGCGGTCGGACATCTACGATAAGATCATCAAGACGGGACAGGACTTCGGCATCATCGAGCGGAAGGCGGAACGCAAGGAGATCGGGATCGCGATGATCGTCGCGAAGCTCTCCGACGGCGACCTGCGGAAGCGAGTCGTCGGCGAACTCCATTCCATCCACCGATTCATGGAGGAGTTCGGCGAGGGCGAGCTACTCGAGATCGAAGCGGGCGCTCTCCACTGTCCGGCGCTACCGGCCGAGACGGAGAACCGGACGAACCGCGCGAAGGCGAACAAGGTTCACCGCGGTCGTCGTGTCGACAAGGGGAACGATTGATGGGCATGCTCTCCATCACCGCCGAGGAGCTCGCGAAAAAATTCCACGACGAGTACGAGCGACTCGCGCCTCTTCATGGATACCGGACCCGCCTCTCGTCGGCGAAGCCGTGGACCGACGTTCCCGACAACAACAAACGACTGATGATCGCGACCGCGCGCGGAGTTTTGAAATGGCTGCGCGAAAAGGGGATCGAGGTCTAGGCTTTCGCTGGCACGTCGGCCGTCTCGCTTGGGGCGAGCGCGGCGTTCGTCGCTGTCGCGGCGGAGGCTACGCGACGCTCTCCCGCGAAAATTGGGTGTGGCTATTCTGGGGGTTCTGGTGGAGGCGCGCCGATGATCCGAAAAGGCGATAAGCTCCACTGCGAGGATTGCGAGTTCATGAACGAGTGCGTGCTCTACGGAGCCGGGTTCGAGGGAGTCGGGACCTGCGATGTCATCGACATCAACGGTCCCTACGTCATCGTCATCACCCCGAACTTTGATCCCGACGACCGGATCGCGCAGACCTTCTTCAGAGAAGGATCGGAGGATTGAGATGCCGAAGCAACCAAGCGAGTTCGACAAGGGAGTCCAGTTCGTCAAGGAACACTTTCCGAAGCTCCGCATCAAATTCAAAAACGAGAGCTGGACCTCGAAGGTCATCGCGGCCGTCGTTTGGATTTTCAACCGCCGCTACCTGGCCGACTTCACCACCGTCCGCGGGAACTCCATCTACTTCCCGAACCGAGCGTTCGTCGAGGAGTCGCCTCGGCGCGCGTTCAAGATTCTGATGCATGAGTTCGTCCACATGTGGGACGCGCGCGAGAGTCCGTTCTGGTTCCGGGTCGCGTATGGGTTCCCGCAGATTCTGTTTTTGCTTTTCCTCCCGCTGCTCATCATCGCGCTCTGCATCCCGGCCGGAGATCCCGGAACACCGAAGTGGGTCACCGTTGCTGTCCTTGCGATTCTCGGTTTCGTCTCGCTGCTTCCGCTGCCGTCTCCCGGCCGCGCGCGAGCGGAGTTCCGAGGATACGCGATGAGCATGGCGCAAAATTTTTGGCGCTACGGATCGATTCAGGACGAGACGAAGGAGTGGGTCGCGGAACGATTCACCGGGTGGGGATACTACAAGATGTGGTCGTTCGCGGCCGACGTCGAGAAGCGAGTCGAGACCGCCTGCATCCTCATCGAGCATGAGACAATCGTGACTCTCGACTACGAGGACGGCAGCGCAGCACCGTTCGCGCTGGTCAAGGACCTCTACGAACGGATGGACTAGACAGAACACTTCCCCCCTGTTACAATCCTCGCGTCACGGAGAGGAGGCGGTGATGGAAAAACAGAGAGGCCAGGGAGGCGGACCCGAACGGATGGGCGGGAAAGCTACCTGCGAATGTCCGAAGTGCGGAGCCGTCGTCGACCACGCGGAACGCGGAACGCCATGCAACAAGATCAAATGCCCGAAGTGCGGATCGATGATGGGTCCGCCCGGGGGCGAACACGGATTCGGGAAGAAGGCGAAGGTCAAGAAGGGATTCTGGGATGGCATCGTCTGACCCGAAGCAACCCGAAAAACTCCACTGGACGATCTGGAATGATGATCAGTCGTCGAGTTGGAGATTGTCGTGTTCCTTCTGCGGAAAGAAAATCGAATCCGCCATCGTCATCCCGACGAAGGCAATTCGGATCTGTTTCGAGTGCCTCGGTTCGATGTCCGAGGCCGCGTCGAGTAACCAAGTCCCCAGTGCCGAACCCGGCGCAGGTTCCCCGTCCGACTCAGCGGGAGAATTGTCAAGGGACGATACACCATAAGGAGGTGTAGGATGAGTGGAGCGAGCAAATGCAGAGTCGGTTCCGTCACCGGAACCGGGGCAACCCTTGAAGTACGCAAGCTCGGCTTCCGGCCGAGGTACGTCAAGGTGTTCAACGTCAGCGCCGACAACGCGGTCGGTGAGTGGCTCGAAGGGATGGCCGACGACAGCGCGGTCAAGCACATCACCGACGGCACCATCTCGGTGATCACCAGCGACGGGATCACTCCGTTGTCCGACGGGTTCTCCCTCGGCGCGGACGCCGACCTGAACGTCGACGGCGAGCTGATCCGCTACGTCGCGTTCGACTAGGCGCGAGAGGTGATCGTCTGGGGGGCGGTCGGACGGAATCAGACAAGGTTGGCGTTTCCTTTCCCCCCCGGGAAACCCGGCTTCTGTCTTCGTGACCCGCGAGACCGCTCCCCTTTTCCCATTCGAGGAGGACCCGATGGCTGTGAAAACCTATCCTTCCCCGCAGCGCGCGCCGGACTACGTCCTGCACCGCTACGTCTTCGGGGTGAACGATTCGCTTCCTCATATGGTGAAAGAGGATGGTATTTTGATGCAGGACTACGAGGACGCGAACATCATCGTCGTCCCGCATGAGGACGCGGCTCCGGCCGTCTCGGTTTTATTCTGGTCCGAGGCGAAGGGCGCGTTCGTTCCGGAACACACCCCGGTCAACTTTGCGGCGAAGGCCGACGGCGTCGCGTGGGCCGCGCGAGTGAAAGCGCTCGGCCGGCGGATGTTCGTCGCCGTCACCGCGGGCATGGCCGCGGACGAGGAGTGCCAGATCTTCGTCTCCGGTTTCAACCCGCACCAGGACTAGGAGGTCCGCGATGTCAGACCCTACGACAAACAGTCCGCAGCGCGCTCCCGAATACGCGCTGCATCGTCATCTCGACGGCGTGAACGACGCCGGAGACATCACCGACGAAGCCAAGGGCATGCTGATGCAGGACTACGAGGACGCCATCATCCAGGTCGTCCCGTCCGCATCCGGGAACCCGGCCGTGTCGGTTTTGTTCTGGTCGGGCGAAGCCGGAAAGTTCATCCCGGAACACACGGCGCTGGACTTCGCGGCCGCGGGCGCGGGCGTCGCGTGGGAAGCTCGGGTCAAGGCCAACGGCCGACGGCTGTTCGCCTACGTCACCAGCGGTATCGGCGGCGCGGACGAGTGCCACATCTACGTCTCCGGTTTCCGTCGCGATCAAGTCTAAGGGGGATCGATGTCGGTGGTTCCCCTGCTCGAAGGTGACTCTCGCGCTCTCGCCGACGCGGACCGCGAAGAACTCATCGACCTGCTGCAGCACTATCGTTCGATGTCGAACGAGTTGATCCGGCGCGCGGTCATCGAGCGAAACCGGATCGACATCCTCGCCGTCGCCGTCCTCGGCTACGAGGTCCAGCCGATGCACCTAGCGATGATGCAGTTCCAATTCCAACATCCGGATAGTCTACAACTCGCGTTCCGCGGCTCTGGGAAGACGACGTCTTGCACCATTACCAAGGTCATCCACTATCTACTCAAAGATCCGGACCTCCGGATTCTCCTCGCGAGCAAGACGACCAACAACGCGAAGGCGTTCCTCAAGGAGATCAAGGCACATTTCGAGAACAACGAACGGCTCGCGGAAATTTTCGGGCAGTACTACGACCCGCGGAAGGTCACCAAGTGGGACGAGTCTGAGATCGAGGTTCTCCCGCGGCGGAAGCGCGGGAAGGAAGCCTCGGTCACTTGCGCGGGCGTCGACGGAACCATCGTCTCGAAGCACTACGACGTCATCATCTCCGACGACCTCGTCGACGAGGAGAACTCCCGGACGAAATACATGCGGGACAAGACGAAGACGTGGTACTACCAGACGCTCGACCCCTGCCTGATGCCACCGGACCCGCGCGTTCTTCATCGCGGGGAACACCATCGACTCGGGACCCGCTATCACTTCGACGACCTCTGGGGTCATCTTCTCTTGAACGAGTTGAAGGACCACCACCAGATCATCCCGGCGCTCGACGAGGGAGGAAACTCGCCGTGGCCTGAGCTCTACCCGCCGGAGTACCTGGAGGAGAAGAAGAAAAAATCTGGAACCATCATTTTCAATGCTCAGTTTCAATGCGACACCGAGGCGATGAAGGGCGAGGTCTTCTCCTACGACGACTGCCAAGTCATCGACGACGACAAGATTCCGAAGTCGCTTCAGGTATTCCAGGGCGTCGACCTCGCGGCCAGCGAAAAGGCGACGAGGGAGAACGCTCAGTTCGCGCACGTCACCATCGGGGTCGACTCCGCGGACAACATCTACTTCCTCGACTACTTCCTCGGCTACATCGGGTTCCCGAAACAGATCAAGCGGGCGCTCGAACTCTACGACCAATTCGATCCTATCCGGGCGGGCGTCGAATCGAACGCCTATCAGAAGGTGTTCGTGCAGGAGATGAAGGACCGCGACGTCGATGCTCGGTTCGTTCCGATACACACCGACAAGGACAAAATGACCCGCGCGCTGAAGCTCACTCCGCTATTCGAGGCGAAGCGGGTTTTCTTCCGGCGGAACATGGAGACGCTAATCGACCAGTTCGTCTTGTTCCCCGGCTACAAGTTACGCGACGGCATCGACGCGTTCGACCTGGCGATCAAAGCGCGCCGTCGAAAGCGAAAACGAAAGCGCCGGACCGAGGAACCCGGCCTGCTTTGAGGAGACGATCATGACCGAGCCATCGACCGAGAGGGAATTCACGGCGAGGAGTTCGCAGCGGAACGTCCGCGCGATCATCCTGCCGGTTGCCAAGAAGGTGGTGGAGGCGCAGAAAGCGGCCGACCCGGGGAAATCGAAGGAGCTTCCGGAGGACCCGCTTCAGCGATTGATGGATGCGGGCGACATCATCGAGCCTCCCTTCGACATCCTGACGCTCTCGATGCTCAACGAACACAACACCGAGTTGAATCAATGCCTCGAAGCAATGGAGACGAACATCGACGGGTTCGGTCACCGGCTCATCTCGCGAGTCAAGACGAACGCGACCGCGAGGAAGCAGGCCGAGAAGGACCTCGTCGAGTCCGTCGCGAAAGAGAAGACCCGGCTGGAGAACTTTTTTGCCTACGCGGCCGGGACGGATTCGTTCGTCGCGTTCCGGCGGAAGCTCCGGAAGGACATCGAGGCCACCGGCATCGCCGGGTTCGAGGTCATCCGGAACGCGGCCGGGGACATCCAGGCGTTCAACCACATTCCGTCCTACCAGATCCGGCTCTCGCGGATCGAGTCCGATGCGGTCAAGGTCAAGATGCCGATGCTCTGGCTGAACGAGGACGGGAGCATCTCGGTGAAGAAGGTCTACGTCTGGAAGCGGTTCCGGAAGTTCGTCCAGACCCGCTACATCCAGCGGCGGAACCTCTCGTTCACCGGATCGATGGGCGTTCGGTGGTTCAAGGAGTTCGGCGACCCGCGGGTTTACGACTACGAGACCGGCGAGTGCCTCACCGATGTCGACAAGAAATGGCAGAACGGAAAGAAGGCGATTCCGGAGGAGAAGCAGGCGAACGAGTTCTTCTACCTGAGCCTCTACTCGCCGCGGACCCCGTACGGTCTCCCGCGCTACATCGGGAACCTCCTCTCCATCTTCGGCGACCGCGCGAGCGAGGAGATCAACTACACCACGTTCCAGAACAACAATATCCCTTCGATGCTCCTCCTTGTCTCGAACGGACAACTCACGCAGGCGTCCATCGACCGCATCCGGGATTTCGTCGAGGCGCAGATCCAGGGGTCGGACAACTACTCGAAGTTCCTTCTCCTCGAAGCCGAGGGCGATCTCGAGGGCGAAGATCAGGGTCAGGTGAAGATCGAGGTCAAACCGTTGACCGACGAGCAGCACAAGGACGCTCTCTTCCAGCAGTACTCGAAGAATAATCAGGACAAGGTCCGACGCGCGTTCCGATTGCCTCCCATCTTCGTCGGTCGCTGTCACTCCGAGGACACCGAATACCTGACCTTGGAAGGCTGGAAATTGTATCAGGAGGTCAAGGATTCGGATCTACTGGCTACCGTAAACTGTGAAAGCGGGCTGTTGGAGTATCAACTTCCGACTGCTCGGCACGACTACGACCTTCGTGGTGAGCTTGTTCATCTATGCAACCGGGGCGTAGATGCGCTGGTGACGTTGAATCATCAGATGTGGACGAGGTCGACCGTCGCGTCTTTGCGACGGGAGAAGGAGTGGTCCTTCGTGGAGGCTTCTCGACTACCGGAACTCCGGGGTAAGATGAACGGCTGCATTGAGATTCCGGTCAGCGCATGGTGGGAGGGAGAGGAAAAGAACGAGTTTGAAATTCCTGGCGGCTGGAGAGTGAACGGCTGGACGCCGGACAAGTCCACGAAGAACAGGGCGCGAGACGAGGAGCGGCATAAACGGGCGCTTCAGAACTACCAGTTGGCCCGTGTTCCAATGGATTCATTCTTGCGCTTTCTCGGTTACTTCATTTCCGAGGGGAGTACAACCGAGACGCGAGGGCCGATAGTTTTGTCTCAGAAGAGAGGGCCGGTTGCTTGGGATATGGTTGAGTGTTTGCGGGAGATTGGATTCGAGCCGACCGTGGTTGAGTCCAGGCCCGACGAGTTGAACATCTCAGTTTGTCACGGCGGGCTGTGGGAGTGGCTGAGAGAAAACTGCGGGATTTCCAGCGGCAAAAAGAGAATACCTCGGTTCGCGTTAGGGTTGCCACCGCGCCAGCTTCTGATACTGCTGGACTCGATGGTTGCCGGGGACGGTAGCCGCGACTCGCGAGGCTCCGAAGGTTCGTTCTCGTACACGTCCACCTCGCGGTTCTTGAATGATCAACTCCACGAACTCTGCTTGAAGTGCGGGGTTGCACTCACCTCGCGGCGGGTCAATCCAGAGGAACCGGGATGGTCATCGAAGTGGTGCTCCTACGGCACTGTCAAGCAGCGGCACTTGTTGAAGGTAGACTCGCCGCAGTATCAAAAAGTTGAGTACGAGGGGAAGGTATATTGCTTCACAACTCCGAACGGTACACTTGTTACTCGTCGAAATGGCAGAGTGCTCGTATCCGGTAATAGCGACGACTACACCCGGGCGACCGCGGAGTCGAGCCGTCGGCTGGCGGACGAACAGATCTTCGCACCGGAACGCGACGAGTTCGACTCGATCATCAACCGGCGCATCTTCCCCGACATGGGCATCATCTATCATCGATTCAAGTCGAACTCCCCGAACACCACCGACAACACCGAGTTGGTGAAAATCCTGGCGGGCGCGGAGAAGACCGGCGGGATGACGCCGCGGATCGCGCGGCTCATGCTGGAGGACATCCTCGGCATCGAGCTTCCGGACTTCCCGAAGGACTTCGATCCGGACCAGCCGTTCTCCCTCGTCATGGCCGAGGCCGTGAAAAACCAAGCCGACGCGACGGAGCCGGGGCAGCAGGTCACCGCGCTCAAGACGATGGAGCTGATCGAGAAGCTCACCGGGGCGAGCTGGCTGCTTTCCGAAGAAGCCAAGGACGAGGAGATCGCGATGCGGATGCTCCGGCTCCGAGACCGTCTCGAATCGTCGTGGCGGTTGCAGGCCGGACTCTCGACGGAGGAGTAGTGGGCGAACCGGCTCTCGACTTTCTGTTCGATGGTCTCTCCGCGGCCGACGATGTCGTCGCGAAGGCCGTCGGGATCTCCGAGGTCGCGCGAATCGCGAAGATCGAGACCCGCCTCCGCGAGTATATGGAGGCGAAGTGGAAGGCGCTCTCGGCCGAGGCGCTTCGGAAGGCCGTCTCGATGGCGAAGAAGCTCCGTCCGGCCGGGGAGATTTCCCGGGCAATAGACAAGATCCTGGGCCGGTGGGGGCGCGAGGTCTCTCCGCGCGTCGAGAAGG